GATGCTTGAGGAAAGCAATACCCCGGAACTTCCCCGGCGGTGCAATACCCTTTGGGTATCGTCAATCGCTTGTAACGCATGGATAATGCGCTGGTCTTTCCCAGTGTCTGTGTGAGAAATAGTGCAGCATCACTGCCCTATTCACCTTTATTTATAATAATATACTATATCTTGAATAAAAAATCAACCATAAATAAAGCAAGACAGTAGTGCTTTTTTTGCATGGATGGGCCAACTAAAGGTTGACAATGTTAATCATGTCGTATATACTTTATGAACAAAAAGGTTAAATACTAGATAACAATAGGAAGAACCATGAAGCTCAGAACAAGATCGATTTTACAAGAACTTAATGAGATTGCTGATCGCAAAGATAAAGACTCTTTGATTGAAAGCAAGGCTATGAATATCATTAATTCTGCAATAAATTTAATGGAGCTCATGCATAAGCATTACGATAAAGAAGTTGCCCAAGAATTAGAACGAAGATTCATAAACAGCATCAAAGGTGCCGATGCTGCCAAGTTCACAAGAGGCGTCCGTAAGATAACAGAATCAAAGAGAACAAAGAAGAGCGATGACACGAACATTACTTAAAGAAGGCGGAAATATATTCAAGGATGCTGAAGGCAACAATGCCACTCAGCGAATCCAACAATCCGATGTAGTTCCAACACTGCAATGGTTAGAAGGCATTGTTGATTTAGAATTAACTGACAACATGCTAGGAACCACGGGCAAGAAAGCAGACAGCGGCGACCTTGATGTTGCCGTTGATAGCACAAAAATCAGCAAGGGAGAATTGGAAAGCAAACTAGCAGACTACGTTAATAAGAATCACGAAGGTGAAGATATTAAACAGTGGATCAGAAAGTCAGGCATTTCCGTCCACTTCAAAACTCCTATCAAGGGCGACCCTGCAAATGGTTTTGTGCAAACTGATCTAATGTTTGGCGACCCTGAATGGATGAAGTTTAGCCTACAGGGAAGCGGTGAAGGCAGCGCCTTCAAAGGTGTTCATAGACACATCCTGCTTGCCAGCATAGCAAAAACCAAGGACATGAAATGGTCAGCAAACAATGGACTAATAGATAGAGAAACAAACGAATTAATTACAAAGGATCCTAATCAAATTGCCAAGCAGTTGTTAGGTCAAACAGCAACACCGTCCACGCTTGATAGTGTGGAAGGTATCATAGGCTACATCAAGAAGTTACCCAACTACGAGGAACTGGTAGCAGATGCTAGAGAAACATTTGAGAAGGATGGACTCGAGCTTCCAGACAGCAAGAAAGTTGAAAGTTATCAACCAGGAAGCATTGGTTGGATGAGATCAATGATAGATATAGTTAGATGAGAATATTTGAGGTATTAGACATCAGATACAGTACATTTGAAAAACCAGGCAAGATGCACGTCATAGGTGATGTATATGGCAAGAAGAATTTAAAAATTCCGCATGCGAAGTATGTGGACAAAACAAACAGACAAAAGAAGTTATTAAAAAAATGAGAGCATATCAAATCATAACAGAAGCAAAAGTAGGCAGAGAGTTTCAACACTTGGAAGATCTTGTGTATACTAATCCTGACGATGGAGCAAAGCGTGCTGTTGAAATATTAAAAGATATGGAAAAAGATTCTTCCGACGTTGCTATTAAATGGGATGGCAATCCTACGGTATATTGGGGACGTGACGACGATGGCACTTTTAGATTAGTTGGTAAGAACAACTGGGGTAAAGAAGAAGGCAAGTCCGGCTCAGCAGACGAATTAGAAAAGTTTATTAACAGTAGAGGAAAGGGAGAAGACTGGCGTCCTAAGTTTGCTAAAGACATGGCTGAACTTTGGCCAATTTTTGAAAAGGCTACTCCTGTGGACTACAAAGGATATGTATACGGAGACTTATTGTACCATCCAGGTAAACCTTATGATGGGTCAGATGGGTCAATTAGTTTCTTACCTAATCAAGTTACATACAATGTTAAGGCTGAAAGCGACCTAGGAAGAAGAATTGCCAAGAGTAAGGTAGCAGTGGCTGCCCACAGTGTTTATGAATACTTTGGTGATAAAAACGGAACTCCAATTAAAGATGTAAAACAATTTAGTGGTAACCCAGAACTTGTCGTAGTAGGACAAACTTATGTAACCAAGACACCAGCAGTCAATGCAGACAACCTAGGAAAAATTGAACAATTAGCAAACAAGGAACAGTCAGCAATTTCTAAGTTTTTTGTGAAGCGACAGGGACTGAGTGATCTTGATGATATATTTTATAGATTTATTAATCAGATGAGTAGAGCTAAAAAGTTAGATGGCCTTGCTCCTGATAGTTTTCTTAATTGGCTTAAAAATTCTAATGTTTCAGCCAACAAACAAGAAAAGATTATAAATATTGCTAGAGAAGAACAACAAACCATTGCAAACATATTCATTCTAATTAGTGAATTAATGAAAGCCAAGAATGATGTTATTGCAGACCTCGATCAAGCGGAAGGTGATGTTGTTGCTACAACGGGTGGCAAGCCAGGCGGAGAAGGCTATGTCAAAACCAAGGACAAAGTAAAACTTGTACCTAGAGACCGTTGGACACCGTTTAGAAGCGATTAATCCGTCAAAAACCCCTAAAAACATACCATAACTCCTAATTATATCCTTTTTGGATAAATACATATGCTAAGAAAAAATAGCGGCCCCGGAGAGGGGTTAACATTATCAGAGGAGAAAATATAATGGCTGATTTAACAAACGGAAGCTCAGTATTCCAAACTTATAACAACGCTGGAACAGGTGTTGCAGAACTAGGTGATAACAAATTACCAGCAAACGGCGACACTAACGGTATCGCAGGTTTAACTAGAGTTATCAAACTTGCAAAATCTTCAATCACAGACGCAGAAATCCAAGCAGCACTTGACTATATGCAGGCTGGTGACGTATCAGGAACTAACGACGCAGTTGTAGTTGTTGGTCTTGACAAAAACACTAACGATGCATTTGTAGTTGTACAAGGTACAGGCGTAATGACAGCAGGTGTTAACTACGGTACTGGTTCAACTGGCGTAACAATGTCAATTGAAGCAACTATCCCAGGTATCTCTGGCTAATAGAGTTTTATAACTTTATACTAAAGGGTGTCAATTCGTTGGCACCCTTTTTTTATGACCACTAAATACTCGCACTATGCCAAGATATGCTATTAAAACTAAAGTAGATATTACACGTTCTAATCCTGCTAGGGACGAGCAGGACAGTGTCAAACATGCACAGCAGTCTAATTTTAACACGCTGATACAGGGTATTGGCATGCGGGCAAACATCGAATGGAGCTCGGATCCATATAGAGCCGTACATGAAGGTGAAGCAGAATGGTTTTGGGATTTTGAAACAGAACAGGTTGATGTGTTCTTAGAAAACAATGATCCGGTAGGACTACTTAAAAAAGACATCAATGGAGTCCCTATTATAAAAAATCTTACCAACACTGCTGATCTTAAAACACCTGTGTTTAAAACATTCGGTGACGATCAAAATATATGGATAGAATCCGTATAACGATTTACTTATATTATAATTCAAAACCCCTTACAAATAAATAATAGTATGAACAAGATGTATTACAACACAATTATGTTGAGCACCATATTTTTTATGGTGTTTGGATTTCTATTGTCACTATGGGGACTACACACAGACGCACATAATATAGTTTATGTGGGCGTTAGCATTATGGCTGGTGTGTGTGCTGTATGGTGGTTCTGGGTTATGTTTGTGATCAAGGATATGTTCGATAGGGTAGAAAAGGCAGCAGACAAGATGGTGGAAGTTAAGGAAGAATTAGGTGGTATTAGAGGCTTGATTGCCAAGCTCTTTTCAACTCAAGAAGATAAATAAACGTATAGGCAATAACATTAAGGCTATCTAAAAAACGCATTAGGCCAACTAAAGAGTTTACTAATTGCCCCAGAGTAGGGGAGTTTTTGGAGAATACAGATGGCAAAAAGCCAGACCACAGCACTAGAAAGAGAAAGTTTAGAAGCACACGTTGACCTGTGCGCACTTCGTTACGAACAGTTAGACAGCCGCATGAATAACCTAGAAACGAAAGTAGATAACATTCACAGAGACATTACACAAGGACAAAAAGGATTAACCAAAGTTATCATCGGAACAACAGGCACTGTGATTGCAGCAGTTCTTTCAGTAGTTGTAACGATCATGCTCAAGATGTAGGTAGCATTATTGTTACTGGATTAAATATAGGCCTAAGGGGCCTTTTTTTATGAGTGATGTATCAAAACGTTTTGAACAGTTAGTCAAGTCCACATACAAGAAGTTTGCGGAGCAAGGCACCATATTGCCCGTAAAAACTGAGGAAGGGATTCAAGTTGGTTCTGCCTTGATACGTAGCAATGGATCTTACAAGGATATCATTCTTAATGGAAAGGTACAATACGAATACATTAGTTTAAATGCAGTTGCTATACGTATTGCCAATGAGTTAGCATGGGGAAATGACATAAGGTTATGTGATGAATTATACGATTTAGACTGCAAATACAGCAGATACTTTATAGATAGCAACATATTCCTCGATATGTACCATAAATCACAGACTTCCGAGGACTGGAAAAGAGCCGAAATCATGTGGATAAGATATGAAGATGTTAAGAGTAGAGCGATAAATACAAAGTCACGTGCTGAAGAATTAGCAGAGTTTTGAATAAATATATGTAACAATCTGGGGAACTATTAAAATGAAAACAACTGAGTTATTTAAAGTTAAGGCAGCGAAGATTAATGAGTCTATGCACAAGACTTTTGGTAAAAAATTAAATCTTGAAACATTTGACGTCCTTAAACTTGAGGATGCTAGAAATAAATTAAGAACACAAATTCATGATGCTAGAAGTGCTTCAGGATTTAATGAAAATCTTGATAACGATGCATTTCACCAAGCACAATTTATGCTTGATGCAATCAACGCAGAACTTGCTGAACGTGAAGAAGCAGCAATTGATGGTTTAGATGTTGTGGAAGACAATCCCCAGGCTAACACAACTGAAACAGGAGAAGAAATGGATAACGTAACAGAAGGTGAAATTCAACAGGCTAGTGCTATTGTTACAGCAAAGACTATGGTTGATAGAATTAGCCGTTTTATTGAAGAAATATCAAGCATGGAGAACGAAACACTTCTTCAACTAGGTGACTCTATTAGAGATGAGATTGGACAAGCAGAATCAAAGCAGTTTATCGAATCTAGCGCACCAGCAATTCAAACAGCATTAGAAAACCTAAAGACAACACGCGAAGCACTATCAAGTGCAGTTGGCGTTCTAGCAGGTGAGGAAGCAGCAGGCGAAATGCTTGGTGCTGAACCAGCAGAAGGCGGCGAAACTGATATGGCAGAACCTGCACCAGAAGCAGGAGCAGAAGAAGCACCAGCAGAAGCACCAGCAGATGATTTTGCAACAGCAGAACCAGCAGCAGGCGGCATGGAAACTGCCGGTAGAGAAAAGCGCGAGTCAATTGATTACGAAGCACGCCTACTTAAAACACTAGCAGGTTAATCATGAAACTATCGGAGTTTTATCTAGATAGAGAACTTACCGATGCACTTCCTCCACCAGGGGCAGGAGCAGCAACACTACCTCCAGCAGTCCCAGGGCAGACACAGAATGTTGCAACTGATCCACAGGCACAAGCCAAGATGATGGCGCAGCAAGCATTAGACATGCAGAACCGTAAGAAAGAATTGCAGGATCAAATTAAAGCCAAGCAACAGGAAATTATGGATTTACAAAAACAACTAGCGAGCATTAAGTAATGAGATTTGTAGAGTTCGCAGTGGATCAACTTATAGATAGATATGTCATTGTATTAAAGAATATCATCGGCCGAGCTTCAAGTAAAAAAGTTCCTGCCAAACTAAATTGGAGAGGCTTAAATTCAATTCTCAAATCAAACAATGCCGAGATTACAGCAGACTATGAAACGTTCAAGTCAATGTATGATAGCTCGCCTGCAATCCAAAATCTTGTAAAAAACTTTAATGCAGATGGTATTGAATTAAATGTTCCAGGAGCAGCAGATGATGAAACACCTGCAGATGGAGCAACAGATGCACAGGCAGCAGTTGATGCTACAGCGGCAAGTGCAGCGCCACAGCAATTGGCGCAACAAGCATAATACCACTCTTTACTTTTTTACCCTTAGAGTATAATATATACAGTTGTGATTGATAATTTAAAATTCTTGGGAATACAAATGGACTGCACTTCTGACACTGTTAGAAATGCCAACCATATTGCTAAGTCTCTTTATGATAATCCTGAGTGTGATTACGCAATTACTCCAGAATGTGCGCTGAGTGGGTATGGAAAGAATAGTCCGAATGAGTCAAGCGATGAAGCATTGGAGATTGTGCTAAATGCATCGAGAGAAACACAAACAGGGTTATTCCTAGGCACAATGGCAAAAGACGAAGCAGACTTATATAACGATTGTTTAATTATTAACAACCAAGGAACGATTGTAAATCATCAACCAAAGAGCCAAATTATACCTTACGATACACAGTTAGGATGTAAACCTGCACCAACTACCGACCCTATTCAACTTCCTGATCATCCCGGTATCTCTGCCGGTGTTATGATATGCAATGATTTCTGGGGAGGCCCACTCGGAGGAATGACTTGCCTTCCACAACAATATTGTAAGGACGGCGGTGTTAATATCCTAATACACTGCACGAATGGTGCTCGTGGCAATGGTGAGTTGATTGATCAGATTAATTGGGATTGGCACACTGCTTGGTTACAACAGATAAGCAGTATCTTTAGGATTGTGGTTATCAGTGTTGACAGCAGTTGCCATATGAAAGGAGAACCCTATAATGGAAGAACTTCATCTCCTAGCGGATGCTGGGTTGCGGGTGAAAAGATAGCAGGTGTCTCTGAAATTGGACAGCATAACTTCACAGTTACGTTACCAATGGAAAAGATGCATCCTTGGGGAAATTTAATTGCCAATCATACTTGACAAGCAAACAAAATGATAGTACTATATACAGTATGACTCATGAAACCCAAGTTGATTTAGTACCGCTTTTTTCTCAACCAGTGTGTATATCACAGTTGGAAATTACAGAAGAAGTTGCAAAACATATAAGAAACATAGAGTATTATGAAATGACATCAAGTGTAGGCTGGCTGTCGGAAGATACTCAAGTTTTAGATCATCCTACAATGGTTGATCTAAAATCTAAACTATTGAATAGAATAAAAGGTTACGCACACAGCATGTTACAGATACAAGATGATATTGAATTTTATATCACTAACAGTTGGGTAACAGTACACAAAGATGGCGACTTTGCGCCAGCACATAATCATGATAACAGTTTAATATCTGGAACTTTGTATATTAATATTCCAGATGACGATGAAAGTTTGTTTGAGATATATGCTCCACAAGCTCATAGCCTTTTTGGTTTCTTAAAACCCAAGTACAAAGATTGGAATATTTTTAATAGTAAAAAATGGGCAGCAAAGCCATTAACAGGAACAACAATCATTTTTCCATCAACCCTAGAACACGGAACAACTCCAATGACTTCTAAAACAGACAAGAGATACTGTTTAGCATTCAATGTATTTGTACACGGAGATTTTCATGATTCTTGGCAAGAAGGAAAAGCAGCAATTAACAGATTAGTATTATGAATGTAGAAAGCACACTTTTAGCACCACCACCCTTTGTTGAAAAATTTGAATACAAAGGATGTAAACAGGTAAATGATCCTGTAACAAGAAAACGAGTATATGTTACACCCGACGGAGACAGACTTCCTAGTGTGACTACAATTTTAAGTGCAACCAAAGATATGACCCATTTAAATGAGTGGCGCAAGCGTGTGGGCGAAGCCAATGCTAAGAGAATTACAACGGAGGCTGCAGGTGTAGGAACGGCTATGCATGCTAACCTTGAACGCTTTATATGTGGTATGCAAAGACAGCCAGGTAACAATCCTGTACATGTGCAGGCGAACAAGATGGCAGATGTTATTATTGAAAATGGTTTAGTAGACGTTAACGAAGTTTGGGCCATGGAACAAAGCCTTTATTTTCCAGGTTTGTATTCAGGCACAACTGACTTGTGCGGAGTTTATAAGGACGAGCCTGCTATCATGGATCACAAACAAACAAATAAACCCAAGAAAGCAGAATGGGTAGAGGATTATTATCTACAACTTGTAGCATATGCAATGGCACACAACGAAGTATACGGTACAGATATTAAAAGAGGTGTTATCTTTATGTGTAGTCGTGATTTCCAATATCAGCAGTTTGAAGTAACGCCAGATACATTTAATAAGTACCAGGATATGTGGCTTAATAAAGTAGAAGAGTATTACAACAAATAGTCAACGGTTTTATCTTATTAAGTTAGTAGTTAACTGCTCCGTGTGTTTGTGACACGACAGGATAAATATATAAAAGAATTAGGAGAAAACGTTGGCTGTAGTTCAAATATCTAAGATACAGATCCGAAGGGGTCAAAAGAATTCAAGTAGTGGAGTTCCGCAACTAAGCTCTGCCGAACTTGCATGGGCAGTAGATACACAGGAACTATACATTGGTAACGGGTCAGTACAAGAAG